CTAGCTGTTGTTTCTTTTTTAGAACCCATTAGTTCCATTAATCCAGTGATACCTTGATCACCGTATCGCTTAACTAACTGCTCATCCACATCACGTTTATGTAAAGGTACATTTGCTGCAGTACCTACAGAGGTTGCTAGTAAACTAGCACTACCTACATAGTTTGATGTTGTTGCGACTGCAACATTTGATGGAGTAGCTGATAAACCCGAAGGTATATTTACTGTTGCCATTTTGTTTTATTTTAAAATGAAAATTAATTTGTTTTTTAACCAAGAATTTGTTTTCTCAACATGTCGAGAGTTGACTCTTGTCTTTGAGGTGTACCCTGCTTGTCTTGGACAAACGATGGGTTCTTAATCTCATTAATTACGCTCTCTGTCCCCTTGCTTCTGTACTGATTAGCGACACCCCTAACAATCTTATCAATGTTGTTTAGGATGTACATATCTGTATTCAGAGCGTCAAAGTTCCAGTCACCACCTTCGCTTACATACTTATCGAAAAAGTTCTCTAGGTCAGAGTTGTAACTCTTAATCTCCTGACGAGCATCGTCATCTAGATTGTAAGTAAACTCTTCGCCTTGGTCATTCATAGAGAAAGATAAACCTTCAAGGTCATTAACCTCTGTCTCCATTGTACTCAACCATTCCCCTCTCTCTTCCTCAGACACTCCAGGGTCACTACCTGCCTCAGTTGGCATAGCGTAATCCTCTTTAATCTGATTAAAGTAATCTCTAGCAGCTCTAGCGTCCTTCGTAAGTTGAACCTTACCTGCGTTGGTGTCCCTCGTGGTGTACTCCTCAGAATCTGTTTTATATGTTGCAGCAATGTAATCACTTAACTCAGCTTCAGTTAGGCTTGGATTCTCTACTCGTAGATACTCCTTCATTACTACTCCATCAGATAAATCAGTTAAATCAACAGTCTGAGTGTTTAGGTAATCTTGAACGCTTCTACCTGTGTCTCTAACGTAGTCATTAATAACCTGTAGCTGCTCGCTTGCAAAGTCATTATTTTCTGTTGTCTCACTGGCAGTGTCAAAATCATCATAAGACGTAAACTCTCGCCCAAGCTTTTCGCTAAGGTGTTGAAAGATTTGTTCGTCACTGATTCCCTCGTACTCCTCTTGTTGACCACCTTGATTTTCATCAACACTGGTCTCCTCATTATTAAAAGAACTTTCTCCTGTCAAGTCTATAACGTCAGATCGCTCCTCGTTTATAGGTTGCTCTAACTCAACTGCTTGGTTTTCATCACCAGTTAAGTCAACGATATTTCCTTGTGTTTGGGGTTGAACTACCTCACCTCCAAACTGTTTTACTAACTCGTCTCTTATATCCATCTTTTCTTAAATTTACTTATTTGTATTTCGCAAATATAAACTTTTTTACTATAAAGTCAAATTATTGAGGGATTTCTTTTATCTCCTCTCCTAGAGGTCCTCTCTTCCCATCTCTCTGTTCTATCATCTGAGATTGGTTTATAGCAGACTGTTGCTGAACCTCTTTACGAACTCCACCTTGCAATGAAGCCGCACCCTCCTTACCTAAGTTACCAAGTTCAATCTCTCTTAACCTTCTCTGGTGTTGAGCCTGCTCAAACTGTTCTTTAAGTTGGTAGTCTAATTGCTTCAGTTGCATATCTGCCTGACTCTTAGCTTGTACACGAGCTCCCTCTATTTGCATCTCTGCCTGTAGGCTTTGTTGCTTAAGTTGTGCTGCTTGCTGTGCTGTCTGTTGTTGTAGTTGAGCGTTTTGCTCTGAAGCTTGTTTTGCTTGGTCTTGTTGTTCAGACTGATACTTTTTCCTTCTTAGGATTAACATCTGATTAGCCATCTTCACATTTCTAACTGTACGAATCATGATAGCATCCTCTAGCCTTAACTCTTTCTGAGCTAAAGATACCTGAATGTTTTGTTCCATCATCTGCTTCTCCTCCTCGTTAGGTGCAACCTCTAAGGTAATACCGAACTCATGGATGGATAGCTTCTTCATCATATCTATAGACTCCATAGCTGTCTCACCAATAACATTAGCGTACATACTGTGAAGACCTTTAAAGTTTACTAAGTCTTGCATTCTTATAGTAATACTCTTAGATACTCTATTAGTTACGTTAAGGTAAGCATCATTAATATCTCTTGTAGCATTGTTAGACGCTAAGAGAGAAAGTTTCTGAACACCTACCAAAGCCTCACTAGATGGTTTAGATGCGTCACGTGCCTCGTTAATACCTGTAACGTCACGAATCATCTGCATGTTATGGTTATACACCCCGATAAGAGTACCGAAATCTTTACCTATACCATTCTCTAACTCTTGTATTGGCATAGCCCCAGTCATCTGACCTTCATCGTCTATACGTCTATAATATATATTACCTGTCTGATCGTAAATCTCTTGTAGCTCCATTGGGGTAAACGTACCACCGTCACCCTTAGATACGTTCTCTAAAGAACCTACCTCAAACGCAGCACCCTTTGGTCTCGCCTTAGCAAGAACGTGTTGAATCTTAAGGTGAGCTAGTTGAATCTGATCAGCGAAAGGAACCATTCTATCTACTAAAGAACGACTCTTCATTTTATATAAGTTAGGCTGGTAGATAATATAAGATAAGTTAGTCTCAGATAGAGCTGACTTCTTCCTAGGCATATCCTTCATTAACCCGTAGTTAAATACGTAGTCTGAACCTACTATATATTTTCCTGTATACACAACCTTTACAGTAGAACCAATAGCCTGTCTATTTGTCTTAGAGTTTTTAGGTTGTTTATAGTTGGATGCTTTCTTATTTACAGAGTAACCACCCTTAGTGTTATCTTTCTTCTCGTATTTTAACTCGTGACTTGTAATAAACTCAGCATCTAATATATTAATACTAAACTTATCGTAGTCGTAAGAGTTATCACCGTTATCGTAACTAGCTGAAGTGTTAAAGTTCATTGGGTTGTTATTCTTCCCAGCGTACTCGTTAGCTATATTAATATAATCCTCCTCACTAAACTCATCTCCTGCTTGCTGCTTTAAGTCAGCTATAGTCATTGAGTAAACCTCTCCCGCATGCTTGATGTTCTTATAGTCAGAACTAGAAGAGAAAGAGGTAATAAGGTTTGCTGGGTCTACGTGACGTATCTTAACACCACTAGATGCAGATAGGTCAGTCTTAGCTGCACAGATCCCTAAGACAACTAAGTCACGAATCATGTACCTCTTAACCTCAGAGTAATCGTTTATATCTAAAGTATACTCAATAGCCTTCTCTAAAGCTATCTCAACGTTCTGCTTATAGTTAAGTGCCATAAACATCTCAACCTCTTCAGAACTCTCAGCCACAAACCCAGTAGGAGATAATGGTACACCAGTCTCATCCTCTAAGTTATTTAAGAAGTCTTTGGATAGCATCTCGCCATACATCTTCTTCTTCTTCTCTAACCTTTTGTTTGCTGCAACAGGGTCAATAGATTGAGCCTTTATATCGTACTCCTGGTTTACCATTCCGTTAACGATAACGTCAACAAACTTAGGTACTATAGATACAGGAGTCCAGTCAATGTTAAGGTAAGACGTATCTCCCTCAGCATCCATAAGATCCTTATACTTACCAACGTCTTGATTACCTTCAGCGTAACTTCTATTTCTAGAGTACCTTAGCTTTTTATCCCTAAAGTAAGCATCACTATTGTTATGCCACTCGTAGTACATGGTTCTGAAATAATTTAAACCATAAGCTTTCGATGCCTTCTCTTCGTTTGTAGACAAAGGAGATGGGTAGCCGTTTGATTCTTGTTTTTTGTTAAACATATCTATCTTAGTTTTTTACTAAACATCCCCTTGTTGTTATACTTCTTAACTAAAGGTGATGACATTTTTAATTCTTGCTTTGGTTTAATATATTTCTGAGAAGCTAATAAAGCTAAAGATGAGGATATACTCGCATCATACTTAGTTCTATTATCTATCTCGAATCTACTCCAATCATCAAGTAAGGTATTGAAGTAACACCTTCCCATCTCTCCCGTCTCAGGAAGTATTCCTACGTGGTCGTACACGTATGTAGCTATAGCCTCAGCTTGAGCATTTATAACTGCAGCTCCAGAACCAGGGATACCCTTTGTCTTTTGTTTGCCTTTACTCCACTCAGTATGAGTCATCTCTGGTCTATCCATTAGGTACTCATAGTAACCCCTATTCTCGAAGTACTTAAGTATACCTACCTTGTTGTTCTCTACCAGTATCTGACAACCGTAGAAGACACACATCTTAATCATGTCTTCGTAGAATATTTCCGACTTAGGTGGTCTATTAATGTACTCACATACAAACTGCATAGACGCATCACTCGACATACTGAACTTATGAAATACATGAGCAGCAGCGTCAGATCTCCTACCATCAGTAGTGGTGTCATGGTCATAAGGGTCACACCCTGCAACCAAGTTATCGGCCCTTCCAGGGAATTTCCTGTTGAATCTAGAAGAGATAACATTCTGCTCTCCAACTTCTGGGACCCAACTAATTTCCCACTTACCTTTTCTGTGTGGTACCCAAATAACTTCGCTATCTCTGTTTCCACTCTTCCATATAAACTCACCCCTTGTTGTAGTTACACTATTAACCTCGTTGTAATCCATCTGTTGATAGATCCTTTCTACGTCAAAGATACAACTTTGAGTATCATTTCTGAAAGCTTCTTCTATAGTAAATGGGAATTGTCTTTTAAATTCTGATAACGCTGTGGTATCATTCTTTAAAGCTTCCCTTCTATTCTGCATATAATCCTTAGCACCTACATCGACAAGTATCTCGTCAACACCCATAACAGGCTTCTCTGGTGTTGTTGTAACAGAGTGACCATACTCGTCAATAAACCCTTCTAGGTTATCGTATGCTGGTATGAATAGCTTATACAATCCACTCTTAGTCCTACCGTTTAAATCTTTATCCTCTATACTAGAGTCGTAGAATATATCCTTGAACTCAGCCCCACCATCTTGTAGTTTATTGGCTGTAGATCCCATCATACATTTACCTACTATTTTTCTACCTAAAAGAAGACACGTCTGAGTAACTCCCCAGTTCTTCTTTATGGAGTTCTGACCTGTCCACTTACCAGCTTCATCATGTATAAGAAGTTTTAACTTCATACCATCATAACTGTTATCAGCAGTATTCCTCCAATCTATAATTGAGTTTAAAGCTTCAGACTCCTCTATGTGTTTTTGATTCTTTGTAATCTTCTTTGCTGGCTCTCTAAACGCAAGCTCTACACGAGGGTTACTTGAACCATCCTGTATAGGCTGAAAAAAGAAAGGGTAGTTACGATATATACGCACTACCTTATCAGTAAACATAGTCTTAGCATCAGCACCCGTCTTAGACAGTAATCCAAAGCTACTCTCGTAGGTCATACTAGCCAAGTTAACCGCCTCACTACTAGCCATATAAGAGAATCCAGATCTACGATTCTTAAGAAAGCACATCCCATAAGAGTTCTTATCAAGCTTGCAAGCCTCCCAAAATATAAAGAAGGTTCTATTAGCTGTTCTATAGTCTGGGTAACCAATATCAATCTTACTCCACTGGATGAACATGTAATGTGATCCAGTTATATATGTAGGGACTCCGTTGTTGTAAAACCACAGGCCGTCCTTTCTACGCCTAAATTCTTCGTCTATGTAGTCAACGAAGTCAGAAGCGTTATCTCTTTTTAAAGACTTAGGTGTATCCAATCTAACCCACTTCTGTTTAGATTTAGGTAGGTCGTGATATAGTATATCTTTATTATACCTAGGTCGTTTAGGTAAAACAATCTCTAAATTGTCAAACCCTATAACTTCACCATGACTGGTATCGCTTAAGTATATTTTATTACTTTCTTGCATACTTCTCAGCAAAAGAACCTTTAAAATCTTTTTTATCCTCTATAAGAGAAGAACCATCTTTAATTCTATCCTCTAGGTTCTTAATACCTAAAAGTATCTCTTGACAATCTTCAAAGCACTCTCTCTTTGCTTTAATAGCTTGCCTTCTCTTTGCGTCATCCTCCTCTAGTAATGGTTTACTTATCTCTTCTATAAGAAGGTCTATAGCTCCTTTACTTGCTTCTATTAACCTCTCTAAGGTATTTAGAGCGTAGTCTTTGTTGTTATCTATCATAAGAAGCTAGTATGTCAACGTTACGCATGCGTAGAAGTTTTCTATCATCTATATCCATCTCGTACTCAGAGTTCTCACTCCACATAACTCTATCTCCAACTTCAACTCCTTGGTCTTTAATCCAATCATTAATAATGACGGCCTTACCATGAAACTCCACCTCAGAAGTTGATGTTTCTAAAAATATTCCAGACTCCGACATTTCAGCTTCCTTCATCTCTTGCTCCATGAAGTTCCACACCCCCACAGGGATATATTCTCCTTTCCTTTCTATAAGGTATATCTGCTCAAGATAAGCCTGATATATATTATCCTTGTCTGCGTGACTAACATGGTTAGTAGGTGTTGCGATAAAGTGGTGAAACCAAACCTTATCTCCTTCCTGTATACCTGCATCACTAGTGTCAAGGGTTGGTGTTTTATACACCGTACCGTATTGTCTAGCTAGTTTCATAGGATCGTATGATGTATCTCTGTACATCTCCTTACCATTTAATAGTATGGTATCCTCTGTTTCTTTTTCTACCTGTATCCAGTAGAGATCTTTAATTGGCTTCATCTTTTTTTTCTTTTACTTTACTTCGTAGTCATCTAGGACATCTGTATTGTACTCTATAGCTGTTGGCTGGGAGAAGAACCTTTTCCAAGGTCTAGAGAACTCCTCCGCTTCTTTCTTTATATATACATCGTAGACTACCTGCTGGTGCTTATACCACGCTGCTTCGTCTTGTATGATTGCTGTTATCTTTAAGGAACCACCTAACATTCGTTGACCTACCTGGTAAGTCAATCCCTGCTTTAAGTCCCCTATCGTAATCTTTCTAATAATAGGGTTAATAGAATCCATTTTAATTTAATTTAGTTTTTATATTTTACTCGTATAAATCTCTTGACAACTTAACATAACCAACCTGCATACCTTTAAGAGCTGTTGTAAGTGTTTGAATACCTGTAAAGGGAAGTAGGTCTATATCGTTTGTCATAGCTAAAGACTTTGCTGTAGATACACTCTGAATAACTCCTCCAGCTGTTGTTGCTGAAGTTAACCCATACCTTTTGTTATTAACATATACAGATATTTGTCTGTTCTCATCAAAAGATATTCTAAGCCTATAAACTGTATTTACAGCTACAACAATACCTAAATTTGTTATACGATCAACACCGCCAATACTATAAATAAAATGTAAATTACCATTTGTAGTTAACGCTCCTTGATCATCAGCTGCAGAGTATAAAAAATAAGCTTGATTAGCATCTGTAGCGTATACACCTGTTTCAGTAAGCTTTAATCCAGACCAAAAAGAAGAATCAGCTATATTTCCACTAGTTGATATTGCTGAAGAAAATTCTATTCTATTCTCTGTACCAAAAGGAACTGAAGCCCAACCAGAAGAATTAAAACCTGTACCCATTTCTGTATTTCCAGCTCTAACAGCTAAGATAGTTTTATCATCATTTGTATCACCAGTTATTATTTTTAGACCAGCAAAACCATTACTAGGTCTACCTACATTGCTAGATATTTGAACTCCTCCAGAACTAACTCCATTTAATACAAAGTTTTGATTAGGGGTTACGTATGGGTCTATAATGAATGAAAGTTCAAATCCTTGAGCAGCAACATCAGTACCGTTAGTACCTATTCTTATCTTGCAATTACCATTTGCTACATCATGAACTAATACATTAACCATAGCGTTATCAGCTATAGTTCCTCCATTATGAAGTTGAACATGAACATGAGATGAAGTACCAAATATATGAGTGTTATTAAATGTAAACTCAACAGTGTCTGTTGCTGCTAGATCATGAGATTGCATAGTTATAATACCATACTTAGCATCAAGAGTTACAGCAGTAGTTGCGTTAGTAGCCTGCGTTACAGCAGCAGTTTGTAAACTTGGAATTTTTTCAAAGTACTCTTTTAATTCATATCTATCTTCAGATCCCGATACAGTCCCAGCAACGTCAAGGTTACCATTCTTGTCTATACGCATCTTCTCAGAACCGTTAGTAGAAAACCCCAAGTAATCTTGACTATGATCGTAGTATATCTGTCCAGCGTCATTATCACTAGAGTCACCAAAGAATATATTACCTGAGGATGTAGACCCAGACAGTATAGTTAAACCAGCATCGCTAGAGTTTTCTATCGTTAGTTGATTTGCAAAAGCACTAGAAGAAACAGACCCAGCACTAACACCCATTACATGAAGTAACCCATCAGGAGTGGCACCTGCAGTACCAACCCCCACTTTAGTGAACTCAGCCTTATCTGTAGATAACTTCATCGCTGTAGCGTTACCACTACCCGTCTCAACAGACTTTAAGTTAGTATCCTTAATCTCAGCAGCCGTTTTTAGTATGGTCTGATATGTAGATGATATTGCTTTTCCTTTAAGTGTAGCCATTTTATTTTTTCTTTATTTTTTCGATAGACCTACCTGCAAAGTAAGCACCGTATACTGTTATTAATAAGGTTTGATATATAGGAACGTAACTAGGTTGTATTACAAAGCCCCCTACGTTACCATCAAACAACGACAAAACTACAAAAATTGCGGTTAGGAAAATACATATTAATGGTCGAATATTTTTAGATAACCAGTTATCAGACTTCATGTCAGCTTCCCATCGCTTTGTAACTTCTTGTTGAGCCTGTACTTCGGCTTTCATAAGAACTTCTTCTATAGCTTGCTTTGCAGCTAACCTCTCCTCGTCTGACGTGGTAAGGTTATCTACTATATTACCGACACTACCTAAGATATTTCCACCTAATAAATCTAATAACTTACTCATAGTTATGCGTATCTATATTTAGTATCGTTATCCTCGTCTTTATAAGCTTCAAGGATTTGTTTTCTATTCCCTTTATTCTTTAGGGATACGTGTATCCAAGCAAAACCAAACTCGTTAATCATTTGATCAAACTCAATTTCACTTTTTAACACCCAGTCGTACACCTCTTTATTGCACATCTTACCATCTTTCCAGAACTGGAGATCCAAAGCTTCACCCTTACAGTGCTGCGACTTACTAGAGCCACCAATAGCACGATTGAGTGACGGGTTGCGATAACCACTACTAATCCTGATAGGACCAAGAGCGTCACGAAGAGGCTGTAAAAGAACATCAATAAGACGTTGCATATTCTGTAAATGTTTTTCGGTAGGATCATTGTCTATACCTAATCTTTTTGCTGTATTACTATGAGTAATCTCAGATAATACAAAGTTCTTACTTAATCTCATCTATGTAAACTTTCCTAGTTAGTACGCCATCGCTTGCTATATAGAAACCTCTTACAGGTTTTACTTCTCTACCCAATACATCGTAATAGTGTGTTGGAATAAATTTTGCATTGTCTAACTCTTCTATACCTATAGTTAAGCAGCCTACGTCTATTATTGTATCTTTAAACTCTTGAGGCCAAGTACCAATAGAATCTATCCAATCTACTTCAGATAAAAATTCGTACTCTGTCTGTCCTACATATAAGTATGCACCATTCCATCCGTCTCCGTATGAATCTTGCATAGCTATTTGATAATACTCTGGTAAAACAACAGCACCTAAGTAAGGAGATACACCTTCTAGTAGTACACCACCATTACAGGTAAGTATCTGCCAAGTAATTTCATCAGGGTATTCTCCTGTTGTACATTCTACAAATACTGTTTGTTGTTGGGCATTAACTGTTTTCGATGCAAACATTAATACAAAAAATAGTAACGCTATACAAAGCACTAACCATCCTGACTCTTCTAATTTTTCCTTCTTCATTATTGAAATTTATTAAATGTTATTTCATCTATAACAGACTGCACTTCTTTTTTTGTTGCGTTTAACTGCATCATAATAGTAGGATTAAACCTTTTTTTCTCTAATCCGTTATCAAATACTATAACGGTAGGAACTGATGTTACTTTGTATTCCGATTGTAGGTCAGAACTTTTAACTATACAAACCCTGTATACGTTGCAATCTTTTAACGAGGGTAAAAATGCTACTTTATTACCATCGTTCCATTCTACATAAAACTCTATTACAACCGTTCCTTTAGCTGTTTTAGAATCAAATGAGCTAGAAGTAACAAACTCTTGAGCTACAATATTTGTAGTAAGTAGTAGTAATAAAAGTAGAAGCTTATTCATAAAGCTTTTGTTTAATAAGTTTCATGTCTTCCTTCATCTCAGAAACATCTTCCTGAGTATTCATTATAGTTTGACGGATTAACTTATCCTTCATGTCAAATTCCATTCGTGTTATAACAGGGTCTGCTGCTACTGGTAACTCCCTAGCCTCTGCAATGTCGTTCTGTAGCACAAACCACATACCTACCAGTGTTGCAATTCCGAATGCTATACCGCCCAAAGTCTTTAGACTTAACTGTATTGACGTATCTTCGCTTAACTCTTTAGCCATTATATTAGAATATTAAATAGTTTATTCCTGCTTGCATATTGTAAGACCTTACGTCCCAATACTTGAGATGTCTTCCCTCTACGAAGATACTAAAATGTTTATTGAATTTAACGCCAAACACAACACCAATATCCCATTCTGTCTCTACCCCAGGGTACGAGTAGGAATACTCACTTAATCCTTTGTGAATTGGGTACACAGAACCCCATGCGTGGACCCAAGATTGCCCAGAATAGAGATAGTAATCGGCTCCTATAACAGCTGAAATTTCTTGTTGAAGCCCTAAATCCTTAAGTTGTTGTGTGTTGTATTCGTTTACAGCATCAGTAAAATGATACGTATAAAACTCTACGTCTGATGTTGAAACATGCGAACCATCATTAGTCCATAACTCATTTTCATCGCTATAAAAACCAAACTCATTAGCTAACTGCCACCAGTGTTTATTCTCAGGTTTAGAGAACCATTCCTCTACAGGAGAGAAACCATACACAGGATGAGAACGATGAGATACCCCTAAGGTTAAATCTATATTACCAAAACTCTTACGTAGTCTAAACTCTCCTAATGTGTAATTAAGATTTATTAACCCGTCATTTACATAAGAAGCTTTTGCTGTGTAACGATCTGATATGTACCTAACCTTATACTCTTGTTGTTTAAACTTCATTCCTCTATTACGGATTGACGAGTACTTAAATAGGTACTCTAACCCAGGAGCGTTAGATATTGTAGCGTAATCACTACTCTCGTCTTCTGAACCAGTATAGAAATTACCCTTCTTTACTTGGTAGTCAAAACGTGCTATCTTTCTAAGACCTACTGTTATGTTGTAGTTAGGCTCACTTACTTGTGTGATCTCTACAAGTTGCCCTGAACCAGCAACGCCATCAACTATAAAAGATTGATTCTCTGAAAAAGGTGCAGCCGTAGAAGCACTAGCGTAAAACGTGGCAAACCTAAATAAAGAAAACCCCATCTGAGCGTTAGATACGGTTGTTGTTAGGAGTAATAATATATATATAATCTTCTTCATTACCACTTTACTTTATCAGCCCAATAGGCTGCAGATAAAACTCCTCTAGCTATATTTTTTCTATGCCTAGCCTTAAAAGATTTTTGTCTATTCTTATTCTTTTTTGTTGAGGGGTTACTTCCAGCACCACTTACACCTTGTTGACCAAAGCGTATAGTCTTTACTGTGTTACCACTCTTAGCAACAACAACGTGAGACTTAGTAGCGTGACCAGATGTTTTTTTAGGTTTGTTGTACCCAGAGACTCCAATACGTTTAAGAATGCTTGCACCCTCTTTAGCCTTATTAAAACCTGACTTCATATTAGCGTAATCTTCATCAGATATAGTAGACTTAGATTTTGATCTACTTGTGCCTGATTTCTTTTTAGCGTTTATATTATCGTATAGTCCTCTTTTTCCCATTACTTACCTACTTGTTTTTGAGCTATAGTATGTGCTTGCTCAAATGTTTTACCAGATAACATTAACTTCTCCATAAGATTCATGTGTTTAGAAGTGTGATGAACAGAATGCTTCTTCATAGTTGCCTTCTGTCTATCTGTCAAACCTTTTGATTTCTTAATTGCTTTAGCCATAGGTTATTTTTTTGCAAATTTTTCTACTCCAGAAATACCAAACGAACCAAGTACAACCCACACAAATGAATCGTAAACAAACTCGTTTATCACTAGGTCTGTTCCTACCCATCCTGTTAAGAGATCAGCCACCATTATAAGGCACATTATTGCAAAAGCAATAAACCCTACGATGGCTTTCTCGTTCCAGACGTTATCGTTCTTAAAGATTTCCATGCTTAAATTATCTCAAAACCAAATGTAAGCTGAAGGCCAGATGCCGTATAAGTTTTTGTAGCGGTTGCAACTCCAGCAACATATATAGCCCCTTCATCGTTATCATCCCCATCAGACTGTACAACTAAATTTATATCTGCTAATGTACTTATACCACCCAATATATAGTCACCTAAACCAGAAACTGCAGGCATGATTACACAACCTAAAGGTTTTGCCAATAAAAGGTTAGCGTCTGTAATAGATATGGCAGCACCAATAGTTCCTAAATTCTTACTAACCTGCATGAAGTATAAGTCTACTGCGGCAGCATTATCGTCTTGATCTAATAATACTACAGACCTTAATAAAGCAGCACCATCTCTACCGCAAGCTGTAGGAACCTTAACTGGATTGAATATTATTTGCCCATTTGTTACTTGAGTTGCATCACAAACAGGGGTTACAGTTACGGTATGAAATTTTCTAGAAGCCATAATATATGTGTTTTATTGTTTTTATTTATACGCAAATGTAGTGATAATTTTTTTAATATAATAAATTTCTTATCTTTGAACTAATTTAATTTAATTCAATGAGGAACTACCTGAAGTATCTAAGCGATACCATGTACCTCTTTCAGCGTCAGTACAAGCTTACAGACAATCAACTAAAATTTCTCCTCTTTATTTGTGACGAGAGGGGGTCGTTTACTAAGAGGTCTATAAGAGAAGGTATGTACGCTAGTAAGAACTTTCACGAGGTGAAGTTTCCTGCTTTAGTAAAGGAGGATTA